AGCGGGGTGAAGCCCCGATTTTTCTAATGTTGCAATCCCAATAAGTTCCGCCAGGACTTATGGGTATGAATGAAAACAACTGAAATAAAGAAAGCTATATTGAAAATTATTTGAGTGGTAGAAATTGGGTAGAAAATAGTAGCAAGCTTTATTATTCTACCCAATTTATACACTTCCCTTACTATAAAAACACTACCTTGTTTATTAATTAATTCACAATAACAATGCAAAAACTATTTTAAGCTACATTAAATTATAAAATAAAAAAACATGAAAAAGATACGTTACAACAGCTTTATAGCAAAATTACTCTGGAGTGGATACAATACAATCACTCTTGCCGCATTTGTATGCACAAAATACAATAATAAGGAAGAAATGCCCCAGAGAATACGAAACCATGAATGCACGCACGCAAGACAATGGGTAGAGTGTATGCTTGCAAGTGGAGTTGTTATATGGGCCCTGGTTCTTTTTGCAGGAATATCTGCATTATGGTTTGCATTGTCTTTTCTTTCATTCTACATTCTGTATGTATTGGAATGGCTTGTAAAGATACCATTTTACGGTAAGAACGCATACGAGAATATCTCTTTTGAGCGTGAAGCCTATGCTTGTGAGAATGACAACAATTACATCGAAAACGGTGATTACTTTGAATGGATAAGATACATTTTAAGATAATCGTATTAATACCTTTTTATTAACATAAAATCAAAGATATATGACACAGCTTAATTTTACAAAGAATGGTAATTCATGGATTTCAGATGAGATACAGGTATCCTCTGATTTCAACATACACATTGAGAGAAGCCGTCCGGCACAGTTCAACATAATGCAGAAAACAAGCGGTGAAAAGTGGGCCGAAATACCGGAAGCAGAGAAGTACGCAAACAAGAATGTAATTGACGTAGACATACAGATTCTTGTTCCTAAGAGCATAAAGATAATCAGCTACTCAGAAGTTACACAGGCTCAATATACGACAGTATGAGAACAAATATAATAGGAAATATTTTAAAGTCAAATATAATAGGTAATGGAAGAAAAGAGTTAACAAAAAACCCATATTACCTTTCATGTTACGGTACTGGAATATGGGAAATGGAAGGATATTGGTTCAATAATGATACTTGGAAAATGAATCCAATTCAAATACCTTTCCTAATTACAGGAATTTGGAACGATGAAGGTATATACAGATTCAAAGATGCTTTTAGTTTTGGCACTTCTTTCCTTCCTACCGGTATTGTAATGTTTGAAGGAATATTCCGATACAAAGACAATATTAAGGTACAGAATGAAAATAAATCTGTAAATACAAAATATAATATAAATAAATCATACTGGAATTTTTAAAAACAAATATAACATGACAAAAGAAGAATTATACTACATCGTAGACGGTCAGACAGGTGCAGTAGTGGCACAAGGGCTGAAAAAAAATTTTGATGCTATAGTTGACGCATTGAACGGTGATTTTAAGGCTTCACAAGTAAAGTTCACTGACGGACAAACTTTCCAGCAGAAACTTGACGGTGGCACGCTGAAAGGTGAAAAGGGAGATAAGGGGGAAACGGGAGCGCAAGGACCAGCTGGTGCTACTGGACCGAAAGGAGATACAGGAGAACAAGGCCCGGCTGGTGCAGCAGGCGCAAAGGGAGATAAAGGAGACAAGGGAGACCAAGGAGCAGCAGGGGCGCAAGGTCCGGCAGGAGCAAAAGGTGATACGGGTGCAAAGATTACATCTATCGAACTGACGATAACCGGAGGAACGATTACCGGAACAGCACATCTTGACGATGATAGCACCGCAGCAATTACGGGAACTTACACAGCAGGATAATATTGTTTAACGTGTGCGGATATTCTTGTCCGCACTAAACATTTACAACTATGAATAAAGAAGAATTATACAACATAAAGGATGGCGACACCGGACAGCAGATGGCTGAAGGGTTGAAAAAGAATTTTGAGGGTATTATTGATTCAATCCCCGACACAAGCGGATTTGCAACAAAGAAGGAAATCGGTGAGATTAACACTATTCTTGATACTATTAACGGGGAGGTTATCTAATGGGAACAACAGCAGATAAATTACAAAAGATTCTTGATAGCAAAGCCGCAATAAAAGCAGCTATCGAAGCAAAAGGTGTGTCAGATGTGGGTGATGTGCTAGCTGAATACCCTTCCAAAATTAATAGTATTCAGAATGGAGCGAGCGACTACGAATTGGAAGCAAAAATGCTTGTATTACCCGTAAGAACTACCACAATTACTACCAAAGGCAATAAAACAGCGGCAATAGCCACTAACGACCACATTAAGATAATTGATGAGAACCTGAAACAATACACCGTTAAAGAATGGAATGACAGGACTGTGACTAATGGATTTGACAACTCTTTATCTGCTAAACCTATAGGATTTTCACTCGAATGCAATGACGTAAGAGTAAATGTAAGATGGCCTTACGTAGGTAAGATTTGGAATTGCTTGGGAACTTCAAGTGCAGACAATTCTATGCAGCATTCAATTTTTGAATACGACCAAAGAACAAGCGCAGGAAGCGGTGAAGATTACGTACCTTCACAAGGCGGCAACCTGGGAACTAATACCATTGGCAGTTACAATGCGGCAGATTGGGAGATTACGGATAATGGAGACAACTTAACCCTTTATTGCGGCAACACAAAACAAAGTTGGACTATGTCGAAAAATTGCGGTAACGCCAACTTTATGGTTGCATTCAATTACAAAGACAGAAACGATGCGATGATAGCACAGAATGAATGGATGCGTCATAGATTCGCAATCTGTAGCGGTATTCAGACAACTGAATCTGACGGAACGGTTAAGAGTGTCGAGATACTTAATGCGAGCGGTACACAGGCAGCAGTCGGTGAGGATATGTATTTCTATATAGACGGACAGAATACTACACTTAAGGCTAAGTATAACCTGAATAACAGGCATGCTGTAAGTTCGGCTTACCTGACTGACGAGATAGCGGAGTACATCTATTCAAAACAAGTAGAGAATGGAATTAACATGAACGATACGGGTGTTAATTCGGAAGATAAGCCTATTCTTGTTAGAGGTGCAAAAGGAGCGGAAGCTATAGCCGTAAACGGTTACTGGTATATTATCACTCCTTACGTATCAAGGCCGAACGGCACGCAGACAAACTTTGATTATAACATAATTGACTCTCCTGCAATTTACTATTGTGAAAGTGTTGGTGACGGTGTATACTTGTGTGGAGACAATGAATTGTTACCTATATGGACAAATAAGAATATCATAAACGGATTGATAAATTATTTGAGAACTTATGAAGGAAGGACAGAAGAAATCCCATCTTATAACAGCGGCAACGCCTGGTCGTGCGTTAGGAGCAGTGGCAACGGCGCGTGGTGCGTGAGTTTTGGCAATGGCAGCTGTGGCAGCAATAACGCGTACAGCAGGTGTAGTGTGTGGCCGGCCTCGGCTTTCTAAATTGGTATAACCGATGGCGTGCGGATGCACGCTATATTAAATGATAATGATACGTGAACAGAGCAAATCATAACAGACTTAACACTCCGATAATCACAAGAGTAATAGAGTTGAATAAATACCTATTACAAATATCGGAAAGAGCAAAGAACATAATCAAGAGAAACTACTTGGATGCGGTTCTCAAGAAAGGTGCAACTTTATTTGACTACGCAATGCGTCAGTTGAAAGGATTGGACTACAAAAAAAGGGCGTCTGATTTGGTTTACGAGATACAAAGTAGTGTATACTTTATATCCGCTTTAGGCGGATGTGACGCAAGGTCATGTGCAATAATAGACAGATTTTGCGATGAGGTATTGGTAATGCTCGGGAAGTTAAGTAACGTCAGCCCCGAAAAGTCTTGAACTATGTCGGCAGAACGATTTTTATTGAAAGGTCTCCATGCTTGCGATATGCAAGCTATGTCGAATAATGGAGAAGAGAGCGGCAACGCCTGGTCGTGCGTTAGGAACAATGGCAACAACGCGTGGTACGTGAATTTTGGCAATGGCAACTGTAACAACAATAACACGAACAACAGGTATAGTGTGTGGCCGGCCTCGGAGTTCGATAAGATAGTAGATGATTGGCTTCAAGCTGAAAGAGAATGCTATAAAAACAAGCATTCATCATTTGAAGCTGCACGTTATCATTATCATTTGTCTAATATATACGACTTGGTTGAAAGAGTAAAAAACAATTATAAACCAACTACAAGTACATGTTTTGTGCTTCAATACCCGGTGTATAGGGAAGTTTTTGCAGCCAACTATACGGACAGAATAGTGCATCATTATATAGCACCGATGATTAGCACGGTAGCCGAGTCAGTTCATAGCATAAACGGGAATGTAAGCCATGGGAACAGGACTGGTTATTCATCGTCTACCGCAGTAATGCAGATATATAACAACATCAAGGAAATGTCAAACGGATATAGAGATTCATGCTATGTGTCAACGATGGACGTAAGCGGATTCTTTATGTCAATAGACAAGGAGGTGGCATATAATATATTCAGGTATTATTCGGATTTATATTATAAAGGGAGCGACAGACACGATAAACTTATGATTCTGAAAAAACTTATGGAACATAATCCCACAGAGGACTGCATAAGAAAGTCACCTATAAGGATGTGGGATAATGTTCAGAAAGAAAAAAGCCTTTTTGGAGCAGGATACGGAAAAGGTCTTCCAATAGGTAATTTCTACTCTCAACTTATAGCAAATATTCTGATGTCCGCTGTTGACGAAAGAATCACAAGCATTGACGGATTGAAATACACAAGATTCGTTGACGACATATGTCTAGTCGCTAAGACTCCGGAAGAAATAGTTGAAGCAAGATATATATTGTATGACACTCTGAACGATTTGAAGTTATTGCTTCACCCTAAAAAATTTTACATACAGCCATATTGGCATGGAGTTAAATTTTGTGGCAAGGTTGTTAAATGCAACCGGATATACATATCAAACAGAACAATTGGGGCAATAACGGAAAAAATAAGAATCTATTCTAAAAACCCAAGCCTGGATACAGCAAAACATTTGATGCAAAGCATAAACAGCTACTTTGGATTGATGAAAAATACGGCATCTTTCAATATCCGAAAAAGGATAATGGGTATGGCTTTAGATAGTTTCTCTGAATGGCTATACTTTGTAAAGAAAGGAGAAGTTTATATATGTAGAATAAAGGCTAAATATAACCCTGTAAAAACAAGTATTCGTAACGCTAATCGTTTCATAAAAAAGCATAATGGGAAGAACAGATATATACGGAAATCTAAAAATAGAAGAAAATAACGGAGTATTAATAGCTAAATTCAAAAAAAGTATGAAATACGGAAAATTAAACAATGAAACTCTTGATATTAAAGAGGTTGAAAATGGAATAGAAGTAGGCGGCAGTCTTACCGAACAGCAGATTATTGCAAATGGGTATAAACCCGTATGTGAAGTGGAGAAGTCTGGCGATTCAACTTTTTGTGTGTATAAGGAATACGATGTATGCTTTGTTCAGATATGGAAACGAGACGGCGAAGAAGTGCAAGAAGATGAGATTTGGACTTCTGAAAGCGAAACAATGCCTAAATTCTCTGATTTGGAAAGATTGAAAAGAGACATAGCTATGGTTAATGAGAATATAAACTCATTAGGCCTATCTAATAATGAAGCATTGTCGGTAAAAGAGTTTTACCCCGTGTGGTCAGCAGATAGTGTTCCGGTTGAGAAAGGCGAAAAGTACCAGTTTAGTGGGCATCTCTATGAAGTTGTTCAAAGCCATACAACGCAATCGAATTGGTCACCTGAAAACCAATCTTCTTTGTGGGTAGAAGTAGTTGAAGACCATGCTGGCACATTGGAAGACCCGATACCGTACAACGAGGAATTGAATCCGTTATGGCAGGGAATGATACTTGAAGAAGGAAAGTATTACACGCAGTCAGGAACCGTGTATAAGTGCACAAGAGACAGTGGAATTAAACTGACACAAAATTTGGCCGATTTGGTTGGCCATTATGTTGAACAAATAAAATAATAATCTATGAAAGTAATTGATTGGTTAAAGGAAAGCAACAGAATGTCACATCTTAAAGCAGGATTTATAATCTGGATTGCTCTTATGTTTGTTGCTTCATGCTGTTTATCATGCTTCGATTCTATTTTAGGAATTACGAAGATGCAGGAAGGGGCTATTGCCATAACCTGCACAGTTTTGTCTGATGCGGCTGTTTTAATTGCTATGTGTTCAGTAGAATACATACAAAAATCGTCAGGAATAGGAAAGTGGGACTGGCTTGATGTGCTAGCCGGCTGTATTTTCCCTATTTTCGCTTCTTTATTTGTATTCGCATTTTCCATGATATATTAATTTGTTGTTATACATTACATATTTGTACTTATTTAATTTTAATAATAGATTTGTATTTGATACCTTTGTAGAGTAATGACATAATAAAATCAATGATATATGGCGAAGAAAATTAAAGAAACGAAGACACCACTAGGCGGTGGATATGTGGGCCTTCCTAAGACAAAAACGACTAAGAAATGATTAAGAAACTGGTATCCTTGCTGAGGAATAAATCAGCAAGGATATTTTTTAAGATTTACGAACCATTTGTTTATTCGTTGTGTCTGTCCATCGTTTCCTGTACGTTCATGATTGATTACTTTTCTGACGGAACGTTTATTTCTCAGGAAGACTACGATAAACGGGTGTTTCTTATGTCTTTAATAGGAGGATGCTCAATACCCACAATAATAAGAATCATATCATATTCTTCAGGGTTATGCAAGTGGTATATGGCAAACATAACATGCCTTCTTATCAACAACATGTCCGGATTTGCCTACTACTTTGGCTGGATAGGTTACATTCCATACGTGTTTATGGCAACCGGTCTTAGCTGTGCAGGGGTTATGAGTTTCCTCGTATTCAGGATATTCTACCGTATTACTGACGAGGTATGCCTCCGTCGCACAGATTTATAAGAATAAAGAATATCTGCAAACCGTATTGTCGGAGAAGTTCAACATCGAATTTCTTCGACTTTTTTATGCATGTATATACTCCGATTATTTCTGTAGATTTGTTTATATTAAACTTCTTCTTGATATTCTCTATATGCTTGTCTACCGTCTTTGTAGAAAGGAACAGTCTTTCAGCTATTTCTTTCTGTGAGAAACCATGACCGGCAAGTTCAAGTACTTCCATTTCTCTTTCTGTAAGTTCAGGATTTCCAGCTTCGCTAATTGGGGAATTTTCCTTATTTTCAATGCGTTTCATGTCGTGTAACTTTGTGTCCAGCTAAGATAAGAATTAATTCTTAGCCTGCAAAGCCTGAAGCATTTAGAGGGCGCACAAAATAAAATGTTATGACATTAGATGTAAACGGCAAAAACTACAGTGTTACCAGTCAGGGACAGGGTAATTTGAACACGGTACTCGGTTCTCTTGGGGCAGCTTCATTCCTGGGATTAGGTGCAAACGGTTGCGGAAACGGAATTCTTGGCGGAATGTTTGGCGGAAACAGATGTGACAATTACGTCACGGAAAGAGAACAGAATCTTGCTATCGCGCTGGCTCAGGCACAAAGCAAGGACGTTGCGCAGTCTTTCTCACGTGACGAAGACACTAAAATCTTCAACGAAGCACGCAGGACAGACGACAAGCTGGCCGCAGTTCTGGAAAAAACAAACACTGGCCTGATTGAGGTTGCAACCGGCTTGACAAGAGTTGACGCTAAGGTTGCCTGCCTTGAAAAAGACATTGCCTACATGAAGGAAACAGCACAGCGCAACTTCGTTGACTCTAAGGCTTACACCGACATGCAGGTTTCACACGAAGCTCAGTTGCGTAAGGCAGGTGACGACAATATTGCGGCCTGGACCCAGACAGAGTTGAACAAGAAGATTGACGGTACATTGAAGCTTGACGGAGGAATGGTATCTTGGAACGGATGCCGTCCGGTTCTTCAGTCTTGCCCTTGCGGATCCGAACAGAACCCGTACTTCATCAATTCAAGTACTCCGGACGTAACAGCAATAACCAATGCTGTTCTGGCCGCAATCAAAGCTTCTCAGGCAACCGCATAACAAAAAGCCTAAAGGGGAGATATTTCTCCCCTTGCTTGTTTAATAAAAACACATCAAAATGGCATACAGTAATTCAGACATATTGGCGGCCGTGTTAAGCAGGTATGTACAGCCGATAGCAGTTCAGTTTGCACAGGCCAAACTAAGCTCATGGCCTGTAATACAGGGATTGGAAAACAAGGCAAAAGCTTCAGGATGGGTAAGCGGCAACTGGTCTATAGCAAATGAAATTTCAGCTTTTGTAGAACCTGTTACAAATGCTGTTGCAAGGCCTTTATTGAAGCAGTATCTAAGTAGTATCCCGGATGCGGCAATACCTGAAATGGCACATGGTCTTGTAGACAAGGCGATACAAAATGGAGGTCTTGAACTGATGGAAGGCCGACTGAAGTTTGACATGAATGACCTTCGGGAGTTAAAGAATCTTCTTGACTATAATCTTCCGTTAGCAAAGAAGGAGGAGTATGAAGTCATAACTTCAAAGAAGAAAGAAGAAAATCCGGAAGAAATTAAAAAGTAGAACTGATTATGACAAAAGAACAGATGATGCAGGAGTACGAAAGGTACAAGAGCAAAATAATAAATTCTAAAGATATTAAGCACATGGAAGTGTTGTCTGATGTGTGCGAATATCTTTTCGAGCAGGTGTCTATGAAAATGCCGGAAGTGGCAGAAAGCGCATTGTCTCACCTTGCGAGCACTGAATGGGACAACTATCTTTCCGAGCAGGAAGCTAAGAATATCAGTATTCGTACCGTAAACCAGGACGGTATAAAAGGTTTCCACTGGAATCATGACGTGTTCATCAAGGCGGTTGAGAGCCTTGGAGGTATCACGGAAGAAAAGCCGTATTACAACTCATACGCGCTCTGTGTAGTAGCAAATATGGTATACTCCGACCACGCACTGAGTATTGCCATGGATATGGGTTACAAATCTCCTGCCGAGGTTCCAAATGAAAAGATGGCCTTGTCTTGCTACAGGAAAGCCGTAGAAATGCTTAAGGACATTGACCACGGATTTAAAGCAAGGAAATACTTTAAATGCAAGATGTACAGCAATTCACCAATGTAAACTGGTTGATTTGGGTAATATGTTATAAATGAGGTCCTGACGGTTGTATAATTGTCCGGACCTCATTTATTTTTTTGATGTTAAATCGGTACATTTGCCTTTATGGAAGATAAAGGTGTTATTTCTGGAGCAATACAAGGAGGATTTGCGAGCATCGCAGCCGGATTTGTAAGTGAATCACTTAACCACATGATACCGTGGCTTATAGTGAGTTTTGTTGTGATCATGACCGACCTTGCATTTGGTGTAAGGAAGAGTTTGCTAACAGGTGAGAAAGTCAGGTTTTCAAGAGCCATTCGTGCGACAATGGGTAAGATGGTGACATACTTTGCATTTGTTTGTATGGTATGCATGCTTAACGTGGCTTCCGGATTGAACTGGCAGATTGACGTTTATTCCTGTCTGCTTGTATGCTTTATTGAAGTATGCAGCATATTTGGAAACATACTAAAGCCAAAAGGAATAAGAATTGACCTTCTTGGAGCGGCTAGGGTATTTGTAAAAAAAGCTGCAAACGTAGACAGTGAAGACGTCAAATGTATTCTTAGAGAAGATAAACAGGATAAAAACGACAAAAACGAAAAAAAATGAGAAAGATTGAAAGAATTTTTGTTCACTGTACCGCAAGCAGGCAGAGTGCAACAGTTAATGACATCAAGACTGAATTCAAGAAAAAGGGATGGAAGAATCCTGGATACCACTACCTTATTGACAAATCAGGAGTTATAAGCCAGCTGCTTGATGATTCAGGTGTAAGCAACGGTGTAAAGGGTTATAACTCTACTTCTATCAACGTGGCATATATCGGAGGTATTGATGATACCGGAAAAGTTGTTGACAACCGTACAGAGGAACAGAAGAAGTCGTTGAGAAACCTTCTGAAAATACTTCACAAGAAATATCCTGATGCCGAGATAATGGGGCACCGTGACATCAGTCCGGACCAGAACAACAACGGAATTGTTGATTCATGGGAAAGAATCAAGGAATGCCCATGTTTTAACGCAAAAGAGGAGTACAAGGACTTATGATTTCTGACACATTAGTTGTCCTTCTTATATTCGTCATTCCTGAAATGACGGAAGTGAACAATGGAAGACAACACAAGTTCAGGGAGCTTTTTGAACAGGCTGACAAGGATTTTGACAGAAAGTACGGAATTGATATTGAGAAACTGAAAAAAGCTTCTTCAGAATCCGTAATTGAAGCGGAAGAAAAGACAAAAGAAGAAAAGAAAAAAGCATTGGAACCGATAAAGTTTGAATGGCCATGAAAGCAGTAATTCTTATTATCATTTTGGTTTTATCCGGGTGTGCATCTTCCAGGAAAAGGAACTCTGAAGAGTACATAATATCTTCACTGGACAGAATAAGCGAGAGGGCGGATTCTGTTACAAGAAACATGTATCATTATTCTGTGAAAAAAGAAAGCGTTACAGGCGAACTTGTAATCAAGAGTACGGAAACAAAATTCTCCGCACCTGACAGTTCAGGGAACCAGCATATAATATCCAGAACAGAAACAGAGTCAGTGTACAAGGAGACATCAGACGCAAAGACAGATGTATACAATGAAGACAGGATGCAATCCGGATCTAGAATAAGAGATTCAACTCACCAGGATATAGTCTATTCAAAGGAAGTTGAGAAAGAAACAAAAAGGCCGGCAGCATTGACATGGGTAATAATATCTTCTGTAATAGCTTCGCTGGCATATATTATATACAGATTCATACTGAAAAAATAATATGCTGGATATAGTCATAGACATAGATACGCAAAAGGTATACGATGAAGTGTATGCAATCACATCACATACAGGAAAGGCAGCAGGTAACATAGACGGAATATCATTGTCAGAAGATGAGATAAGAATTATAGAGCCGTTCATGAAGGAAAGTACCGGAGAGCTTGGCGACATTCTATCGTATTACGGAACATTGTCTGTAAATTCCGATAAAATATCCGTTTCATTGTCTATGCCATCCAACTGGAAAGAATCTCTTAAAGATTCTCTTTCGCAGTGTATTTCCAATTACATATCAAACTCTATATGCCAGAGATGGTTTTCAATTTCTGACAAGGAGGACGTGAAATACTATGCCGACAAAGTTCTTGTAAACGAAAAGAACATAAACAAGATTTTAAGCGAAAGGGAAAAACCTCAAAGACAATAATAAAACATGGATAAGAAAGCCATACTAGACAAAGTATACACACGGACCTACTATATTGGAGAGTCCAGAAAGAGAGAAAACATAGATGCAAGTATCATTCAGGCGTGCGAGGACAATTCCGACATTCTTGAAGACTATTTTAAGTCCGCATTGAACGAGCTTAACTTTTACTCGCAGAAAAGACTTGTAAAGGTTGTAATGAACGAAGAAACAATAGAAGTTACAAGCGAAAGGGTAAAAAATGAGGAGTTAAAGGAATGCCTTGAAAATCTCGTATCAGACTATCTTGCAGAATATGTGCTGTTCAGATGGCTTTCCGACAACGGATACGGCATAAGTCCTGAAGGAGTTTCAAACGCCCTTGAAAACGTGAAGGACTGTATATGTGCTCTGGCACCTAAAGTAAGAAGAAGGGCCGCAAACATGGGAATATAAGAAAGGGAAGCTAAAAACTTCCCTTTTCTTTTTTCTATCTGAGCCTGTTTGTAAAGCTTTCATCCACATTCATTTCTATGTAGTTGATTGATACGTCAGTCCTAACACCTCCTACAAGACACACCATGAAGTATTTGTATGGCCTGCTCTTGTTCATCTTTGTAACCAGGTCCCTTATATCAGCCATCTTTTCCTTTTTAGCAACAAGTTCAAAGTGTTCAGCGTCATTTGAAGCAAGTACATACATTCCTACGTCAGAAAATATATCTACCGTGTCACCTCTGAACATTACCGGCTCACCTTTTATGTAAAGGTCGGAAAGGCTTCTTTTTACTATTCCCCTTAAAGCTGTCTGAAGTATTCTCTTGTGTGTAAGAGTACCCATCTTGATAGGCCTGCTTATAAGTGCTATGGTAGACACGCTTCTATGGGTGTTGTTAAGGTCAAGTATCTGGTTTCCGCTTACAGCCCACGTGTAAGGGTAGGAGTTGACGAATGAATCTATGTTCTGTGATATTTTATGCCATTCCCCGGTCTTCAATGAATAAACGTACGAATAAGGAAAATTCATGTTTGCAACAACAATTTCCTTTGCTTCATAGTTGTATCCTATCTTTGCTTCTTCTATATAGTCAGGGAACACAACGCTTGATATATCGTCACCCAGAGAAGCTACATCTAATATCTTAACTATTATAGGTGAAGATACGGAACATGAAGGAAGGAATCCGTATATCTTTTCCGAGATTAGCTCTGTAACAGTTCCGTTAATTACCATAAGACCGCGGTCGGTTGAAAATGCGACCATAGTATCAAGTCCGCATATAGAATCCGGATTGTTGCACACGTCACGCGTAACAGGTGTCTGATTTGAATATGCGACTTCTCCGCTTCCTACATTCATGGCGTATATACCGTCTTTGGTGAATACGTAAAGAGGGAACTGGCCGAACTGTCCTTGAGATAGGGCCACGACGTTTGACTGTACTCCGACAATATTAGTATTGAACTGATAAACCTGGTCAGCAGGAAAGAAAAACGGATTGTTCAGGTTTGAAACATACATTACATTTCCTTTTTCGTAATCCATGTTGTCTGTTGTTTCTCCAACTTCCATGCTTTCAAAATCGCTTATCTTTATAACGTCAAAGAACCCTGTATTTTGTTTAACGCTTCCTCTTTCATATTCATATTCCTTACAATAAAATGAAAAATCAAAGTAATCGCTTTTTTTCAAATCAATCTGGATTCCTACAACCGGAACATTATATTCATATCTATATATGATCATCTTGTATGCCCTGCTGTCAGGGTACATGATGAATGTCCTTATGTATTGACCTATTTCCCATTTCTCTATAACTTTATCACCGTCTGAAGCATGAATGTATATGTGTATCAGGAATTGATATTCCTTTGCGGTAGAAGACACTCTTACACCACTTGAAAGAGTTCTCTTTATTCCGATAAGATGAAGCCTGTTGTTATATGAATAAGACGATTTTGGTAATATTGAATGATGCGTATTAAAACTGTCAACCATGTGCGGAAGGGTTGCAAGGTTATCTATAGAAACGTCAATATCAACAGATTTTTTTGTTTCACCAAGTTTTAACGATGTAATATTATACATCAGGCTGATATTATTGGCCCTTTCAATCGGTTTCTTGCAGTTCATCTCAAACTGTGATATATAAATTCCGACATAGTCTTTCTGCAGTCTTGTCCTAAAATTATCAGTGGAAAATATTTCTATTCCTATTATAATATCGCTCCATGCGGAAAGATCATATTCTTCAAAAAAGAATGAAGGCTTAAAGCAAAGTATATGTGCCTGCATAACTCCATTCGAATTTGTTTGAGCAAAAAACTGATTTGAATAACCTCCGGACAATTCAATATTCTGGGGGTTATTCCTGTCTCCATAAGTAATAGTCACTGAATCATCAGAATCAAGGAATATAATCTGTATTTCAGTTGACTTGATATAACTTCCGTCAAACAGCCTGAAAGCCGCGCAAAACGCTGCAGAATAGCAGTAACACCCGTTTTTATTAGCTCCGCTAAGAACTTTAGTGAAGTTCCCATACCTTACTTCATCATCGTTATCTGATATTTCATCTATTTCAACGGAAACAGCTTTCACTTCCTTATCAATTCCGAATTCAGGTACGTCAGGAATTTCACCAAGATAAATATATGAACCGTTCCTGAAAAGGATATACCTTATACCTTCATCTGTTATTACCGATATTGTATTTCCTATAAATTCTATGCTTTTTGCCTTCAAATCACCGGTCATTATAGTTTCTGATGAAAGATCCTCCGGCATTTCGTACATCTGGCCGGACTCGGTTATTCCTATATACCTTTTAGCTATAGAATGATGGTATATCTTGGAATACGTGTGTGCAGTCTGCTTTAGCATTATCGGTTTACCGATCGGTTCTATACTTGAATTGTTCACGCGAGCATTAATAAGCTCCATGCATTCACCGTCAGCACTTATTCCATCGTCAGTGTTACGGGTTATTCCCTTGAATTGTATCTTTATATTTTCCATAGAAGCAAATTAACTTATTACTTATCAATGTCATTTGCGTTTTCAGGAATTTTTTCTGAATGTGGTTTCATTTCTTTCATTTTACAATGCAGCATTGCAATAGCGTTCCATGCCACCTGAGCTATATGCAAACACCCTGTTTCCTGGTCAATTTCATTTCCTTTCTCAACTTCCGTCAGGTGCCTGAGCATTGCACCCTTGTATCTCTGGTATCCGTCAGGTAAGTTCTGCCACTTGTTAGGTCCGTATTTCTTGGCTCCTGCAGTATATACTTTCGCTATTTCCTCAAGCTCCGGCCATGGAAGAAGATCCATCATTATCTTATCGTCTTTACGGTCGTTCTTGATGCTATTGTTTTCAATTTCATCAATAATTTTATCGAGTTGGGAAGTATATATATGAAAGCATACAGAATCATCTCTAATAAATTCACATGATTCATTATCAATATTTTTAATTGTTAATGTTTTACATGCTATATGACTTGCAAAATAATTACCTATTTTGCATTCTTTTACAAGATATTCATAATCTTTGATTTTAACTCTGTCACCTACTTTGTATTTCATAATTAAATATAATTACTTTATAAGTTCGAAATCATAAACAAACACGTATGGGTTACTATCCCAGTCACCTTTCTTGCCTACTTTGTCAATCAATGCAGCATAAGCATCTTTCGGCAAACAATAAGGTTGAATCTCGTTTGGAATATAATAAACATCCATAAAATGCGTATCTGCACTACCACACTGGCCTATTTGTATTCCTTCTGCCAGACAATCTTCATCGGATATATCCTGCAAACGCTCAATTCTTACGTTGGTAATTTTGATTTGATGCGGCATAAGTTCTGGCTTTACAAACATCTTGTTGCTCCATCCTCTGTTTTTACTTCCAACTATACAGGATATATAATCCCATCTTGGAGTTCCATCATCCATAAATCCACCGCAAGCCGTGTAATTCTGTGCAACAGCTACAATTTCACCAACACGGTATCTTTTACAAGACTTATCATATTCAGTACCGCTAATAAAGTTATTATAAGCACCTTCTTTTCCTGAAAAATTAATTCCATAAGCATAACCTTTCCAGCATATACCGACATTTTCATCGTACATAGGCTGTGGATTTATAATACGTCTTGTCTGCGTCTTCCTTCCTTCAAGTACGGCTTTTGTAAGTCCGTACTTATCGTTGAACATTATCTTATTCATATTGTAAATCGTTTTTAATAATAATTTTCACTGAAGTGCTTCGCATATTTTCTCTATGCACTCAACATTTTCTTCGTTTAACCATTCCTTGGCCACATTCCACGCAATACTTTTACTTGCCTTGAAATTATCAATTCGAATACTATGGTGAGACAATTTTCCTTCTGTCGGTTTCAATCCGGAATCATGCAATTCACATAAACCGTCTTTGTAGAATGTACACCAGTCTCCTTCTTGTTTGGCCTGTATCATCGGTACGGGCATATCAACTACCCCCATAAGGATACCTACATACCATTCCGTTGCTGCAAGCCTGTCTTTATATCCGGCTTCGATAAGCCTTAAAACATCTTGCGGAGTACCCAAACAAGGCGTATGACATTGCTGCTTACATAACTTGCATTTACACTGTATCGGTTTGCGGCCGGTTTTTCTGATTATTCTTTGTAACTGAGTTTCTTTAATAAGTAAGCTCATTTTGTTTCCTCCATATTAAAATCCCAAAAACTTAGTTTCCCTTTCACATTCATAATCGGCTTATCAAAGAGAACTGCATCTTTCAGCACCCAGTTCCAGCAACCTTTCTCTGCCCACACTGAAGGATGGTTCTGCACACAGTCAGCTATCACAACGCTACCGATGATAGCTCCATGTGGAAGCCCCTCATTACCTCCGTAAAGTTTATTTTTGTGTGGAATTACTTTCTTAAGCTGTTCTCTCGTTAATGATTTCCATTCACCCTTAACTGTAGTTTTTCCTGCATGTATCAGAACCCTTTGTCCGATATACTTCTGAGGACACTTCCAAGTCCTGTTTTCGATGTCTTTGATACCGTGAGCGATTAGGCTTGCCCACGGCTGTTTGATGGATATTGCTTTCATACTTCGGCCAATTTTGAACTGTTCGGATTTTCCGAACGGTTGGTTTCAATATGTTTTACTATCTCGTCAATGGCTTCATCCAACGGCAGTAAAGCCAGATGTTTCATGCAGGCATCCCAGCCAACCATGAAGGAACACTCTGCCAAATCTTTAGTCATCGGATTACCACGACTTACTCTCTTTGAATAATCGTATGCCTGTTCTTCTTTCTTACTCATAGTCAGTCCTCCATATTTCCAATAATATCATCCAGATAAGCCCATTCCTCTACAGCTTCCTTGTCGCACTCATAATCGTCACATTCTTCGTCGTCCCATACCTGACATTCTACGTTCCAATACCTGACGCCATAACCATATCCGGTTGATAGCTGTCCTTTGACTAGACAAGGTATTTGCGGATAGACCTCATTTGCATAATCCCCGATTGGTTGCGGAACTTCGTCTTTTGTCTTATGGAATAAAGACTTTCTAAACCATTCCACACCATCCTTGAAAGCTTCTCTAAGGTCTTCAAGACGAAGTTCATCCATCTGATATTCTACTCCATACTTCATGTTGTCTGGATATTTCTCTTTTACTACCTTTTCGATTTCTGTTTTCATAATCAATCCTCCTTACTAGGTATTAAGTCATTCATGTATGCCCACTTCGCTTTTGGATGTATGGCATCACTTACATCGTACGTCCCATAATCCCATACTTTACCAAACAATTCAACGATTATCGCTTCACCTAAATCTGGCATTTCGTTTGCATCATGCCATACACTGTTGATACGCCACTTAGCACCTTCCATGAAACCTTTACAGTATGAACCTCGAAAACCTTTAAGGTTTCCACTGTTTACATATTCCTCTACACCTTTAAGTGCAGCTTTTTCTATATCCTCTCTTGTCATATTTATCTTCTTTTCTTGATTTTAATTTGTCCGTGTTCTCTATACAAAGGATTAAATTCCTCATCACAAAGAATCGTATCATATACCTGTTCATACGAATATCCAGGGAAATGTTCTGCTATTTCAGGAATAGTATAGTCTTTCATTATCAGTTCACGACATTTATCCCTGTTAAGCTCAACAACTTTGTAAGGCTCATCCTTGTAACGTCGTGACTGCTCACGACGAATTTCTCTCTCATTCTTGAACCATTCCTTAGTTTCTATTACTCCCCAACGACCTAATGTACGTGACAAAGTATTTCGGTCAACATTAAAGTTCTTTGCCAATCTCCGCAAAGGAACACCCCAGTTATATTGCTCGATTACACGTTCTTTAACAGGATCAAGTTTCACAGAGTCTGACAAACGCCCTATAGGTCGGCCTACCAATATACCAAGTTTCATCCTTAGTCTAAGACCTTCCTTTGTTCTCTGCCTTATCATCTGCCTTTCTATTTCGGCTGATAAGCCAAAAGCAAATGCAAGCACCTTACTCTGAATATCGTCCCCCAAAACAAACTTATCTTTTACAGTATAAATGATGCAGCCCTGCTCCATGCAGAAGTGAAGAATATCCATCACCATGTACAGGTCACGACCGAGACGACTTATCTCGCTACATATTATCACATCTTCCTTTTTTACCTTCTTCAAAAGTGGACCAAGGTTACGCTTATCCGGATCTTTTCCTCCGCTTACCCCTTCATCGCTAATGTAGCTGTCTATGTTCCATCCTCTTTCTGATGCAAACAGTTCAACTCCTTGCCTCTGCGAATTAACGTCCTGCTCATCAGACGATACTCTCAAATATCCGTATATCATATTATTGCGTTTAGAAAATCATCGGCTTCCTTGCCGTAATGCTTGGTTACTATCTCTGTTATTGACATGACGTTCCATTCATCAGGATAAGTCTTCTCTATCTGCTTGCCAAATCGTGTGATGTCTATCGTAATATATCCATTTATTAGCGTTAACAAGCAGTCCCTCATGTCCTCCATGCGTATATCCGGGAAAAATCGGTGGAAATCCTCATGAAAACTGAACGTCTCGTTTATCTTGTATCTTTTCCTTCCCATACTTACTCAATTAAGTCAAACCATGTATTGTCATTCTCCCAAAACCATCGGAAACCACCAGCATGATGACATTTCCCATCGCAACAACGCCTAATATTGCGGCTGCATACTTCAGTCTTGCGTCCAGCCTCATTTGACGATGGATATATACCCGCAATTTTACCATCAAGAATGGCAACTACAGGTTTTGCATTCCACCCAGCAATCACATATCCTCGTTTTAGATTCTTCATTCCAATGCGTTTTACTCTCTTTGCTTTACGCATATCCATGTAGTCACTCCATTTTTTTCCCTTGTTGAAAGGAACATGTCCTTTCATGAAACGCCCGTTTACAGCATTGCGCGTAAGACGTTGTGGTGGTATATATAGTTCTCCTCTTCCCATGCTTTCTCCTTTCCACCTATCCCAGCAGCCACCACATGACTGCCAGGAACAGGTAATATAGTTTCGTTTTCATTGATTATTTCTCCTTCTTTCAACTAATAATTCTAACCGTTTCTCACACTCAGCACATTCGATTTTCTTTCGCTCCAGTTTCTCCCGGAACTTAACCAGCTCCTCGTCCGTATTCTCGTCAAAGAACAGATTGTTCTGACGGTTGTGCTCTATGTATTCATTCATCCTGCGTTCTGCTTTCGTTATCTGTGCTTTGGCCGAAATCAGCTTAGATAGGCAGGAACTCACTTCAAGCGACTCTCCTGAACGCTTGTCGTAGTAGTAAAAAGAAGTGTACACATCATTCCTCGGATGCTGGCATTGCAGTCTGGCCACCCTCCATCTGATTACCCACATTCTTCTTTCGTACACCTCACGTGGAAGGTCGTAGGTGTATAGGGTGACAGATTGATGATCGTGACCGTAGCAGATGCTGATTTGCACCCAATTCTCGATTCTCAGTTCCTTTTCTGCTTTGGCATAATCCTTAGACATCTGGGACAAGTCATCCATACTTTCCTGCTTTCCCATGTCATTCAAATTTTAGTTCAAGTTGGCCACTCGGTTCTTTATAACCCGGATTGGCCAACATAAAAGCCCTCCGTAAAGCTTCCGCAATCTTCTCACGAACAGCCTTAGATACATGGTTCTTGTCCGATTCGCTGTTGATAAGCAAGCATCTTTGAAGGCTGCCATTTATAGGTTTCTCGTCGAAGAATAAGCTGTATTCAGTGAATATCCGGTTCTGACGTTTCCCATCAGCCATTTCTTTATCCGTCTGGTACCTTTCAATCACGGTGTCTTGAATCGTTCTCAGACATCTTTGCCCACGGTCACTTCTGCAACCCTGTGCATCATTCTCGAACATTACGGATAAGGCACGTTTTTTTCGAACATTACCTATTCTAGACCATCCATAATAGACTTTCAGTTTTCCCATATCAGTTCCATTTTTGAGGCCGGTTGTTGATTCTCTCCAAGTAAGCAGCTATCTTCTTTTCCGCATCCTCACCGTTGCGAACGAAAATTCGCGTCCGTGTCTTGTCGCCTGGGATAGCCACATACTTTCCATGTTTCTCCAGTTCTCGATGCTGGGCGATTTTCAGTTCGGTTCCAGAAGGGTTCTTCTCCAAATCCACTTTACGTGGAAGCATTGGGTCATTTTCCGTTATCATTTTGCAAGATATTTGTTGATTATGTTACTCACTACAAGTCCGGCTTCATCACACATCCCGGCAAAGTTGTCAGACAGTGAAGCATTTTTCTCTTCATCCGGTATTCTTACTATGCTTCTCAGCTCTTTCAGTACGCGTTTCACCTGAAAAACTACCTGAGCATCTATTCCGTTTGATTCAAGTTCAGACTGGAACTCCAGTGCCGCACCCTCAAGTAAGTCTGAATAGATGAACAGCTTGTGCATCTTGCGAAGCATTTCTACCTTGAACTCCGGGGTATAATCCTGAAGAAGTTCTCCCAAGGAATGCGGCTCCAGTTCTCTTTCCAGTTGTTCAATCTTGTTCTTCACTTTCTGTGCCTTAGCTATGTTCATGGATGAAATCAAGGAAATATATTTCTTTCTAAGCTCATTGAGCTTTCTTTCTGATTCTTGTCTTGTCATAATTGTAATTTAAAACAAACTTAACTGCTGTAATTCACACTCTTTATATACAAACATCTTTCTGAAAATGTGGTAAAGAACATCTACCACAATACTATTACCGGCCATCTTATACTGCTGAGTGTTGCTTATACCGGAAGACTGGATTTTATCTATATCTTCTTCTGAAACTCCCATAAGTCGGAAGCATTCGCGAGGTGTGAGTTTACGGATGCGGTAATTATTTATAGTTTCATTTGTTACACCTTCAAAATAACATGGAGGTTCTCCTTGTGATGTAAGAGTAGGAGATATATATCCATTTTGTTGTACTCTACCTCTTCTCGTTAGGCTTTCAGGATAAGAAGCATCGAATACCCCACCTGGCGGGATTTCTATATATCCTTTTTTAGTTGCTTGTCTTATAATTAGTGATTGATTTACAGGCTCAGATATAAAGCTCATACAAGAAGAGTCTACAGTTGTTTTTATAGTTCCACATATATCAGAAACTGTTTGATTATAAGCATCAAGAAATTGAACTTCATGACCACTTATCTTTGCACTATCAACCAATGATTGAACTCTTTTATTCCCATATTTTCTTTCTTGATTGCAACACTCAAATATCATAGGCTGCCTATTACCTCCACCATTAGTCATAATTGTAGGTGAAATTCCATCTTTATCATATACATTTCCGGCAAATCCACAACCATTTTTATCACCATAGATATTTCCTATATGAAAAGTAATAGGTACTTTTATAAAATTATTACACGATCTGTCATTCGGATGTGCCGTGATGCTTGATGCTATCACATCGCCCATTGTAGGCTCAAACTTAAACCCGTTTCCTTTAGCCTTGTTCTTCTCGTTTCTTGCAGTAAATGTCTTTACAATCTTCTCACTCAGATAAAAACTTTCGTCCACATCCTTTTCAAGAACATCTTTCAGCCTTTTCTCCAGAGTGAAAGGTTTCGGAAAGTGGAAGGAAGCCTCGCCCAATATCGACACCATAAAGACACGTTCCCTGTTTTGCGGTACTCCGAAGTCCTTTGCGTTGAGAACTTTTGTGTAATTGCTGTATCCCTGTCTATAAAGAAATATGAGCCATTCTTTCAGGTATGGAATAAAACTTTTAGAAACAAGGTTCTTTACATTTTCCATTAGAAGATACTTTGGACGTTTAGATTCTATAGCTTTACGGCATTCCCAGATTAGACTACTTCTTGTTCCGCTACCCTCTGCAAGCCCTTTTCTTTTACCTGCATTGCTTATATCGGTACAAGGGAATGAGTATGTCAGAAAATCGAAGTCAGGAACAATGCTCCAGTCTATCTTTGATATGTCGCCGTAATTAGGAGTATCGCCATGCACGGACATATAAGCCTGAATAGCGTACTTGTCTATCTCGCTTATGCCGACTACCTCAAAGTCTATTCCAAGTCTTTTCAATGCCATAGACTGACTTCCATAACCGGCAAATGCTTCAAAGACTCTTATCTTTTCCATTAATGTAAGGGTTGTAAGGAAGGTCATAAACTGAAACCGCTTTCCCTTTTTGTATAAGAGAAAGAATATCGCTGAACTGTGCCGGACCGAAATTCATTTCACATATAACATTTCCGTCATTGTTTACAACAGGAGGATTTAGTGGAACAAAAGAAGGGTTCGGGTAAAGTACCGGCTTGACTTTAAAAAATGGAAGATAAATAGATTCTCGTGAAATTCCTTTCAGTTCTACCATTCCGTCACGAGATACGCTTTCAAGAGAAAGCAATCCGTATTCTTCGGAAAAAACCATAAGCCCATAGGCCAGTCTACTTCCAATAAATAAAAGCAATTCATCTACTGCATTCATATCTTGTCAAATTGTTTTTGGAGTTCGTATTCAAAGAAATATCTTATTCTGGAGTTGTCACCTTTCGAAAAAGTAAGTGCATTAGCAAATGCAGACATGCAGGCTGAATAGCATTTGTCTTTCATCCTTTCCGATTCGTCCTTGACCTTCGACTGCTCGATAATGCTTGAAGCCTGAACAGCGTTGTCAATTATTTTCTCCGCGTTAGAGAAACATTCGTTCACTTCTGCATACTTCTTCTTATCCTGATGGAAAATACCACCATCTTTCTTAAGAATGAATATCCGGACTCCTTCTCCTTTTTTGATGATTACCGCGATGTCAAATCCCTTGTATTCCTTCTGGTATCCTCTTCCTCCTATATTCATAGGATATTCAGTACTTTTAATCATTTTCTTCTGCTCCCTCCCAAGAGCGGTATTACGTTAAAACTCTTGAACCGGTCTATAAGACGGTATCCGAACCTTTCCTTGAACTCATCAAGATCAAGATTGCTGGTTATATGGTACTTCTTGAAGTGTGACTGATATATCTCATACCTTGCATACAGGAATTCATCTATCACGCTGTCAAGCGATGTACCGTAACTTTTCTGATTCTCAGTTTCAAGGCCAATATCGTTGATACAGATATTAAACGGCATTCCATCTATTCCCTTTCCTCCTTCCTCATTGTAGGTGTATCGGTCTATATGTCCGTTAATCTTGTAGTAGTTCATCATCTGTGTTACGGAAAGATTAAAGAACATGTTAGGATTGTTAGTAAGTTTCAGGTATTCTGAAAATACTTGCATTAAAAGCGTCTTTCCGGTACCAGGAACTCCGAGTATCATAAGGTTTTTATGTACCTTATAGTCTTTACCCGGGAATATATTCTCAGCAAGCTTGCAGTTGTTGAAGTAGTATACCAGAAACCTTATTACGTCACGGTTATATTCGTCGACAACAAACTCCCTGAACTCTCTTTCCATATATGCGGAACCTATCTGTTCTATCATCGCACAGTGACGGTCAAATTCATCATAATCTGTCAGGTCGAATTCAGAAACTTCCTGTATATCTTTCTTCATCCGATTTACGAGATTGTATATCTGGCTTGCTTTTAACTGAGTTTTTATCTGTTGTACGTTGTTTTCCATTGTCTCTGCATTTATTGTAGGCATCAACGCCTGTGTTTGTCCACCACCAGAAAAAGCGTCTTTTGGCATCATCTTTTGTGAGGACCGTTTTTTCTGATCCGGTTGCACTTATGTATTCAAAGAACTTTTTAATCTGTTCCTGAATTATCTTCATGAAGTTTACGGCACCTATTCCGGACTGCCTGCACATCTGCTCTTTCCATAATTCATCAGACATAAGTTCTTTTTCAATGTCAATTAATGTCTTTACAGGAGATAAGGGTTCCGCCTTAATGGCAGATACCCTTAAAGACTTGCTCAGACCTCCCTTCCTTCCGGCATTAGCCCTTTTGCTGCACACATCCTTGTACTTCTCATAATCGCGGTCAAACTGATTCTTTACAGGAGAAAATGCAATCTTTACGATACTGTCAGAAACAAACTCTTCGTATTCCATATTGGTAGGATCGTCAAGGTGTTTCTGATATAATACCATTGCCCTTAGAAGCCTTCCTGCCTGTGCGTCTGACAACTCACTTATTATGTCCATTGAATCCGTATACAGCAAGAACGAGTTTCGTTTCATGTCATATCTCTTATATATTCGTTAACCGCATCCTTGAATTCTTCAAATGAACGGCAGACTATATATTTGCTTCCGTTCTTGACAGCTTCCTGTTCCCATTTCTTCTGAGAATCACTCTGCTTACCGGAACGTGTTTTCATTTCGATGCAAAGTGCACCGTAATGACGGTTGCTCTTGAGAAGAATCAGGTCTGACACGCCCGGGAGCATACCTTCATCCTTCATGTACGCGCCATTCCTTGCAGATCTTCTTGCAGCGTTGGGAATGGCAAAAAGCACATAGCTTATGGAAGGATACTGCATCCTGAACCATTTAACGCACGCACATTGAAGACGGTGCTCTTCATCATCATGCGTCTTTTTACAAGTATTCTTCTTTATTTTGAGAAGGTCCGAAATACTGATTCTATTCTTCTGTGGCATAGGCTAAGCTGAATTCTTTAGGTATGTACTGGCTAATCGGTATGATGGTTGACTGTTCTATAGACGCATGGATAATCTTCCTGTCAAAACCTCTGTTTTTCTCCTTGCATTCTTCTTCGAGCTTGTCCTGCTCGTCATTCAGGTATCTGTTGATAAGCATTATCGCGCGTTCTGCAGTATAAGTCTGTACGAAAAACTGCCTGTTAGTTTCCTCCTTGTCCTCATCCTTTCCTTCTGTAGTAAAAATGATTCGTGCGTCAATGTTGTAGAATTTGGATTCAGGAATGTCGGCCTTGTCCTCTCCGCATATCTTCTTGATTTCCTCGTCAGAATAAAGTTCTGAATTCTCCATAACAAGCTTTCCGAGTTCATCAAGAGGGGTAATTGATAGCTTGTCAACAAGAATTATGCAATAATCAAACTCCTTAATCTGGGTTATCCTGAAACTTCCCTTGAAATTGAGTTCCGTGAAGTCCTTAACGATTTCCATTGCCTGGTCTGTAGACTGTGCTTTAAGCAGGAACTTCTTTTTTTTCATGTCACATAATACTTGTGCCATGTACGGAATAAAGTTGTCAGTTGTCATTTCGAACGCCATTCGTCTCTGATTGGATACTTCAACTTCCTGAATGGATCCTTCCTGCATATAAAAGTTGATTTTAGATATTTCATCCTGCCCCAAATAGGTACCTGCATCAAAGATTATTTCGTTACAATCAATGTTTACAACCTCTCCTGTATCATGATTTGCAAACGCTTCACTCCATGTTCTTTTCAGTGATTTTACCAGGAACTTTCCAAGCATTTTTTTTATGTCGCTTGTTACATATCTTACTTCGTCCTTTCTTGTCTCAACCTTCACTACGTTTTTTTTCTTTGCCATATAATTTGTATTAAATATTAAAAATCAATTTTTTGTTGCAGATATTCATCCGCATAAAACTTATCAAAAGATTTTCCGCTTATCCACCAGTTAAAAGCCATTTCTGAATCTTTACTTAAAGATGTATCAGTCCATTTATTTTCTCTCAACCATTCAATAGCTTTTATCCAATTGGTTTTTACATGAGGAAAATCCCTTATCTCTTTTACTTTCTGTTTATGACCTGACATCGGACAGAGTATGCAACCTATTCTTTTATACCCTTTGTCGTAAAGACTACAATGAGGTATTCCATTTGAGTTAAGAAACTCCCAAACATCGCGACTCGTCCAGTAGAGTATCGGACTGACAAGTATCTTATCTTTCCCTCCCACGCAAGTCACCATTTTTTCGCGATGGTCACTCCATTGGTCGAAACTTCCACTGAATTTATACCTGTCCATTTCTACTTCATTACGTTTAGAACGCTTAGCACTTTCCTCTCTTCTTATTCCGATTAGTGTTACATTACCAGCTCCAGAAACTTCTTTAAATTCAGCACAACACCAACGCTTATTCATTGTTGGAAGACAACCCATTTTTTTAGCCATATCATATATGCTCATTTTAGGTTTTATAAGTTCCACGTCCGGATAATGCTTTTTTACGAACCTGATAACCTCCGGCGGATCTACGCTTGTAAGGTTCATGTGGGCTTTAAATTTCACCCCCCCCATTACGGCTAAATGGTATAATACCTGTGAGTCTTTCCCGCCCGAAAACGCCAGATAAAAGCCGTTCTCCGGGTCCATTCTCAATGCCATCTCTTCACTTTTGCGAAGAAGGTTAATGGAATATTCTATTTTTTCATCTAATCTCATATAACCTGAAATATCTGTGTGCCGCGCATTCGTCATGCTCCAGCACGATTTTGTACAATTTCTTCTGCTGTTTCCGGAATTCTATATCATTGTCATACAGACGGTGATGTTCACGGCACATAGGAACCACATTCCATTTTGCCGTATAGTATTCAGGATACATTGACCGTGGAAGAAGATGTGCCGGATCAACGGCCGGCCTTCCGCATATACAGCATCTGTCAGGAAGCTCCCTCTTTATCTTGTTCATTTCATTGTTAAGTGTTTCCTGCTTTTTGCTTACCTTCCTTATCTTTACCATTCGAAGCGGAGATTTTCTCCGCAATGGTGTTCTCTTTTCTTTCATTTTGTTCGATTTTGTTTTCTCGTATATATTCCTTCAATGCTTTTCTGTAAGTGCGTGAAGTATTATATCCCCTGTTGTTGTCAGGGAAAAGGGAAATCACGTATTCAAGGCATTCAAGTATCGCTGCACGACTCTTCCTGCTTATCATATAGAATCAAGTTGACAAGTTCATCGAAGTAACATTCATCTTTCGGTATGTCGTCAGAGGACGCGGTTATCTGATTGGCAATGCTTCTCTTTTTCTGTATGAGGTTGTATATACGATGGTCTATACTTCCCTGACCGAGTGCGTTGTATACCGTAACATTGTTTTTCTGTCCGATACGGTGGCACCGGTCCTCGCATTGTACAAGATCCGCGTAAGTCCATGGCTGTTCAACGAAAAGTACGGTGGAAGAAGCTGTAAGAGTTATTCCAACTCCTGCCGCCTTGATTGAGCATATTATTATCTGAATCTCCGGCCTGTTCTGGAACACGTCAACGGAAGCCTGCTTCTGTATGAAGTCCTGCCGGCCTGTTACCATAACCGAATCAGGAAATGCCGATTTAAGACTGTCTACGATAGAATGTGAGGAGCAGAATACGACTATTTTTCTGCCGGTAGCAATAAAGTCTTTCAGGAAATCTATTACTGGATTAACCTTGCATAATGCAACGATGCTTCTCAGCTCCATGAACTGAACGAGTGCCTTATTACGCATCTTGGCGCGTGCCTGACCTTCGCTGCACGACTTGTATGTAATAAGATACTCCTTAAGATTTTCTTCCGCCATCTTGTAGGCTTCATAATAATCTCTCGGAGATTCCTTCTCTATGTCAATGTAGATGTCAACCCTTGTCTTGTCTGGAAGCTGTGTAAGCACGTCCTTCTTCTCACGCCTTATAAGACATGTTTCGTAGAGCTTTTGAGAAAGTTCTTCAAGGTTTTCTCCGTCACCATATCTTGCTGTGAAATAAGAATTTCCACCGAAGTCATTAAGTCGGTCCATTATGGCAAGCTGTGATATAAGGTCACGCGGTCGGTTCACTACCGGAGTACCGGTAAGCTCCATGATGTACTTTTTACCGTGAGCTATTCCGGCAATGAACTTGGACTGCTGGGCCCCGGGGTCCTTGCATCTGTGGCTTTCGTCAATGATAACAGATTTGAACAGGCTGATGAAAGGGTTGAACACTATATCCTTAAGCCTGTCACCCTTACTGTACTTCCACACGAAAAACTTTCTCAGGCTTTCGTAATTGCATATACATACGTCTGCCGTTCGCATTTGTAACAGATAACCCCATGTGGATTTTACGCTGTCGTTAAGTATAAGTGCTTCAACTCCTGCAAACTTTTCGAACTCCCTTTTCCAGTTAATCTTCAGTGAAGAAGGACAGATTACAAGGGAAGGGTAGGCACCTGCAGTATTTACGATGCCAATCGACTGACAGGTTTTCCCAAGACCTGGTTCATCGCCCAAGAAAAGACGTTTAAGTTCAAGTCCTTTTATAATTCCTTCCTTCTGGTATTCGTATGGTGTTATGTTGAGCTTTATAGGAATTTCCATATTTCCTCCTCTATTTGTTCGTTGTTTACGCCCTTCAGGTAGTTCTTAAGTATGTGGTTTACCGAACTTCTGTAGAACTTCTCAAATTCAGTTTCGTCCATATTATCGAACGCGATTGACTTAGGTATAATCACGGACTGGTTACCGTAGTGTGACACCTCGTATAGTCCAAGGTCAACCTTAAGTCGTGTGCGCAAGTCTTCGACTGAATGTACGTTAAGAGAATCTTCCAGCCATTCAGGAAAATTGTCATACGTAAGCTTAAGAAGGGCGAAAAACTTTTTATGAAACTCGTAGTTCCTTTTCTGGCCAACTTCTACAAGAACATCAGTATTCCTTTTCAGACTCCTGAACTCCTCACGGTCGCTGTCATATTTGGGAACCAGTCCGTTTTCAGTGACTATACATAGAATCTTCATGTGACAAACAGATAGTATTTAAAGGCAAGTTCGTTGTACTTATCAAAACCACGTCTGTATACCTGATCACCTCGTTCAATGAACTTCTTGAACACCTTGCAGTTTTTCTTGCTGATGGCATAGATGAAGTCTTTGTTCGAACCGGCAATATCCATATACCATGCGCGGCTTCTGTCCCAGTCGAAGAAGTCGACTGCTTCGTCAAACTGAGCCTGAGAAACTGCAAATGTGGTTTTAAGGTCACCTCCGAATCCTACAGAAGAAAGGAACCAGTCCCATTTGCACCGGGTAGGAAGATGATACTTGAATCCGGTGTAATCGAACTCCCTTTCTTTTACCATGAACTTCTGTGTGTCAGAGTTTTTAAGTACGTAATCAAGAAATTCATCTTTCCTGGATTCCATAAGAAGTGACTTGTGCATTTCCCTTGCAAGTGCAAAATCATCTTCCGTATACTTCACATCATCAACGGTAAGCTGGTAATAATTGACTCTGTCAGGCTCCGTTATGATTGCATCCACAAGTGAGCCGAAAGCGAATATCTTCTCTTTATCCCCGAACTGAAGACGGGGATAAAGGAGATTCTTAAGTTCCGTAAGGTCCGAATTGCTTACCTCGTTACGGTTGTAGTAGCTGTCAGGATTCATTTTGCCTTAATTTCGTCAATGTACTTCAAGTTGTCGGACTTGATATAGTCAGGATTCTGACGGTTGGCTGATTTTTCCGCGTATGAAATCTGCTTCTTGAATACTTTTTCAAGTTCCTCCTGTGACAGATACTGTCCTTCACCAACCCACCAGTAGTTGAACAGATCAGCGTACCCCTTTGGATTCAGCACCTTCACAAGCTTTTTAACCTTTACCTTGTTAGCCGGTGATGATACGCTTACTGCAGATACGGAAAACAGACTCTCCACATTGCTCTGCTTGCTTTTAAGCTCTTCTTCCTGTCTCTTCCTTTCTTCTTCGGCCTTTCTTTCAGCTTCTTTTCTTTCCCGCTCCTGCTGCTCCTTTCTCTTCATTTCTTCCTCACGTGCTGCTGCGGCTTCCGCATCCACCTGCTTCTGTTTCTCAATTGCCAGAAGCTCATTGTACTTTGATGGAAGAAGCTGCATGATGGAATCTTTCTGACCTTGTACGTCAAACTCGTACTGCTGCATCATCGCATACCCCTTGTCGATTGCTTTCTTCTGAATGGCCTTGACTTCTTCCATGCCAAGGGAAGACGGAAGCATTACTCCGAATGTGTATCCGGCAATTTCCTTCACCGGAAACTTGCAGTCGAAAGAATCAATCTGTGCGGAAACTTCGTCAAAATTCAAGTAGGTAAGTGAGGAATTGAGCGATATAAGACGGTTTATAGCCTGATTGGTGCGCTGGTTGAAGAATCCGAATATTTCCTTCTCGCACGCTTCAAGATATGAAGTCTTGTCCCTCTCAATCTGGGCCATCCTTTCGGCTTCCCTTCTTCTTCTTTCCTCTTCCTCGTATTTCTTTCTTGCGTACTGGTCACGCAGCTTCTGTGCCTTGTTGGCCGGTGTTCCGGCAACCTTCGGATCTATCATCGTTTCAAGCTGGGTGAATCCGGAACGTATCTGATCGAATAGCTGTGTTACAGGTTTTCGTCTGTCATTCATTGCAGTAATAGTAACCCTTGATTTCTTGATATAGTCCTCAAGTTGTTTGTCTATTTCATCATTCATACCTCCTTCTGCAATTGACAGAAGTTTTTTACCGTATTCCACGCACGCCTGGCAGGAAGCCTGATTCTTTTCTATAGCGTCAGGTGCGATTCTTGCAACTTCAACTATATCATTCTGCTGCTTGATAATTTGATTTTCCATATAGATTTATTTTTTTGTTAAACATTAGAACGGATCATCAGGGCTCGATGATTTATCAATCGTAACCCCCTTAGCCATATCGTTTACCGGAGGACCGAAAGGACGTTCATTCTCTGATGGTACTGAATCTGTCTGAACTCCGTATATATCTTCCGTCTTTTCAGGTTCCGTATCCTCAGACTGCAATACCGTGCTCTTTCCGACCTTAATCTTCGGATAAGTCTTGAAAGCGTGCTTGATTGTCTTGGCAATGAGGAAACCGGTATCTATACTTCCGTCATTCGAAGTGTAAAGCTCATTAGCCTTGCATTCGTATCTCCTTTCCCTCTCATTCCATTTTTTGTTTGCTTTGGAAGAGTAACCCTTCAGACGTTCAATCTCTTCTTCAAGGAGCCAGGAATAATCTACGGAACGGTCACTGCGTACTATGCGGATGAAGCATCCTATTACCTGATGCCCCTTGTGAGGAAGGTTGCACTTGTACTCAACGCTTTTCTTCTCTCCGCTGACCGAACAGGAAAATTCGTCATTGTCATATACAACGATCGGATTGTCGGCATATAGAATCTGACCGGCAGACGCACGTATGACAAGTTCACCGTAACCGGAAATCTTCAGGTTGCATCGTGTCTCGTAGACGTCCTTACCGTCAGAACCCTTTCCGATATTCACATTTCGCGGAATCAGGTATGCAGTTGCCTGTGCTCCGGGTTCTACTGACAGATTATACACAGACAAGTCGATGATGCTGGTATAAATCGAAAATGCCGTGCACTTTTTAAGGTAGATGCTTTCTGAGATAATCTTCTGAAAGTTCTGTCTTTCCCGTTCGAAGAAAGCTTCACCGCCTTCTCCGTGCATCAGGTTGTACACCTCCACGACTTTTTCCATTACCGCTTCGCAATCCAGAATGTTCTCTGCATTGTACTTCTGGAATTCACTTAATTTCAATGCTACGTTACTCATTTGATTTAATTTTTTGGTTTAGATAGTCTCTTAACTGGTTTTGCTGTGATTCGTCAAGAATCAGAATCTTTTCATTGAGGTAGGAATTATTTTCCTCCGGTCTCTGAACAATTACAAGATCTCCTTTTGAGGAGCTTCCGAAAAGCAGAATTGTTTTTTCTTTTTCTTCCATAAGACTGAATTTTGGTTATAAAAAAAGCCTGTCAGGTAAATCCTGACAAGCTGAAATTTCTAAGGGGAATATAAAGGGGATAATAATATACACTCATATATATTATATATCATTATCTGTAGCAATTGCTAGCATTTGCTACGTTTGCTAAAACTATTTCTTAACTTAGTGTAAATCAGATGATTATTTTAATTCCAATCTGAATTTTCTTATTCAAGCTTTAATAGAATTCTATCAATTGAAAGCAACTTCTAGCAAATCTGGCAAAAGCTTGCAAATGGTAGCAATTGCTAGCATTTGCTAAGTATTTTTGGCGAAAGTGTACAGCAATCCCATTTAGCGGACACATTTAAAAAAATAATCCGCTATTGATTTCTCTCTGTCATTTTTTTAATGAGCGCGTATTTACTAGCTCGCAGACACTGTCTTTTGCCGTCATCTTGCGGGACGTCTTGCGGGACGTCTTGCACGGTGTGTTTGCCATCTTTTCCACGGTGCACACTGCTTGCGCAGCCGCCGCCTGACATACTCAGACACGCATCAACCGTAACGCATTCCCAACGCATTCCCAACGCATACGACAATCAAGTGCCCTGGCGTATTCATACGCAATTCATAAAAAAATGCTTTCGATGTGGCTGATACAGGACTCGAACCCGTTCACCTTTCGGTGGACCCCTTCGGAAAATCAGCCTACCTCCGCTGCCTTGGATTGGCTACGCTTATAGGGTGTACGGCTCCCTTGGTTTAGTTTTTAATAATAAAAAAGCTTTAGAAAGCCTGAAGAGAATCGAACTCTTATCTACGGAAAAACCGTTATTCTACCATTGAAATACAGGCTCTGCCAAGTTGTGAAAAGATAAAACGGAATTAATTATTCTCACGAACGTGGACCGTCACGGGCTTGAACCGTGGACCTTCAGATTATGAGTCTGCTGCTCTCACCAACTGAGCTAACGGTCCGTATTAAAATACATTCAGGCCTTCACAGGAGTGAATGTATTTATCAAACCAAAACTAAATCTAATATGAAAAACACTCATACTATGAACAATCGTCCCCTTCGAAGGCTTAAACCTGTCACGGATTTCTCCGGTGGAATCTTACCACAAGGGGGGCCGCAAGCGTTACCTTGTCTTTAAGGGACATACCCAGCCATTTTTTATAATCTAAAGCAAATTGGACTTGTTAATGTACCAAAAAGCCCGGATGCCATTACCGCGTTTCCGCTAAGCAACATTTCTTTATTGGTACACATTTTTATGTCAAGAATGTCAAAGACCGTTTTTTATAGTCACCGGCCCGGGAATCGAACCCGGATCTGAAGTTTAGGAAACTTCCGTTCTATCCGTTGAACTAACAGGCGTCTGTTCTTGGCCGTCCTGCTCTTGCACGTTCTATTGATGCGTGCTTAAGAACGTCCCATGCGTTGCAGAATAGCTTGGCATTCTGCTTTTCGCTCTTCTTGGTGTATCTTATCTTGCCTGAATCAAGAAGCATCGAAAGCCTTTTCATTCCTCCTACAATGGATGCGGATTCGCGAAGGCCGAAAGTCTTGTCATTCATGGCAAGGAATATTGCTGTCTCATTGAGCATCGTAAAATGATTTATTGTTAAGGTATTCTCTGGCAATCTCCGCGTTTCCGGCATCATGGCCGATTTTGCAGCGTATTGATTCAAGTGCGCTGTCGCTGATTCCTTCTACTATTTCGGATGAATAGTCCTTGTGGTTGGACAGGATAAATACTGATAATGCCGCTACAACCAGTATCAGGCATGATTTAGAAATTCTGTTCATCATATTATTCAGTTTTTAATGGTATTGCAGTGATGGTTATCTTAGATTCCTTTCTGTTCAGGGATACCTTGTATTTCATTACACGTGGGTTTACTCTCCTGAATGAACATTCGTATGCAAGATTCTTTGCAGACAGACATTTGTTTGGAGGAAGCGTCCAGCTCATTGATGTGCCAGGCTCTATTTTTTTTATATCTTCTACTGTTACTCTATCCATTTTTTTATAGTTTACTGATGCAAACAGAAAAGAAATTGCTATCTTTGTATTAAGAGATTGTGTAAGTGTCTACTATGTAGCCGCTTCTTTTTTATTTGCATCTTGTTACCTACCTACTTTCTTACTTGGTGCAAATTTAGAGAAATCTCTGTAATATGAATAATAAACGTAGAGAAATTTCTGTATTTTAACTTTAATTTATATTACAGTATGTGTACGGTAAAGGAAAGGTTGGTAGCTTTTATTAAAGAAAAAGGGCTGAGTCAAAGCAGATTTGAAAAATCAGTTGGTCTTAGCAATGGTTTTGTAAATAATATATCAAAAGGAATCGGTGCTGATAAGTTACAGAAGATTCTCTGTGTTTATCCTGATTTAAGTACTAAATGGCTTTTGACAGGAGAAGGAGAAATGATTAAAATCAACGAAATTAAGTCTTCTGTGGATGAAAGAAATAAGAATACTCGCCCACGTATACCATACGATGCTGCTGCCGGGACTTTGACCGAGACAATAGAGGGAGTAACGGAATATCAGTGTGAAGAAGTCCCGGTTATCAGTGCTTTCCCTAAGTATGATTTTACAATACGTATAGTAGGAAGAAGCATGGAGCCTGAATACTTTGCCGGTGATGAAGTGGCATGTTTAAAAGTAAATGAAAAGCGGTTCCTTCAATGGGGTAGGGTGCACGTGCTTGACACAACCCAGGGAGTAGTAATTAAGAGAATATATGACAATGGAGACTGCATAACATGCCGTTCGTACAATCCGGAGTTTCCGGACTTCTCAATACCAAAAGAGGATATTCGTTCTTATAATTTAGTTGTCGGTAGTTTAAGATTATGATTATGAAAAACGTTATTTATTATTCGGTTTTAATTTTATGCTTCATTATTTTACTATTGTTAATTTCATCTGTGTTAGTATTGACTGGAATAATACCTTTTTATGTCAGTTTTGATTACTCTCTTGGAAGGGTATGTAGTGATTTTAGATTATGGATAGCATGTATAGGTATAGTTATGTTATTAAGGGATTATATATATAGAATTGTTTTTAAGGAAAATAAAAAATTCCCGAAGACTAATGCAGTCACAATTACATTAATAGGATTAATATTTTTCCTTTTTTCTAAAATTTATCTTTTTATATAATATAATATGGAAAATAAAGGAAACGTTGATTTGAAAGAAATAATTAAAGACGCTTTCAAATATTTAGGCAAAAAAGAGATTCATGTAAATGAACTTTCTGATTATATCAAATCAGCAATACCTGAATATAAGGATGTTGAAATAGATATAATACGTAAAAAAATCAATTCACGACTTGCATCAGATGTAAAACTTGTTTCAAAGGAGCCCACATTTTCAAAGGTAAAGAATGGGAAAAAAGGATACAAGAAAGGTATATATATGCTGAGAACTCCTAAAACTACAGATAACCCTATAAAGCCGGACAAGGTAAAACAAGCAAAAAAAGAAGAAGTACAAAAATCTCTTTTTGTAGATGATAGTAAAAAGAATGAAATAGGGTTACATAATAATAAAATTACCGTGTTTGAAGGTATTTCTACTTCACAGATAGGTAAAGGCGGGGAATTTGCAGTAATGAGCGAACTTCTTTTCAGAGGATTCAACGCTTCTTCTATGACAGTAGATGATGGGGTAGACATAGCTGCAACAAAAGAAAAAGATGGAAGATTTTTCTTTATACAAGTCAAAACCACTTCATGTGACGATGATACATTATCTGTAAATATAGATAAAAACAGCTATAGTAGATACAATGTATCTAATATGTTCTATGTAATTGTTGTTAGATTTATAAAAGACAATCTTCCTCAAAACCAATATCTTATTTTTAACTCTTATGATATAGAAAAACTAGTGTCAAGAGAAATGGCCGGTATTTCCAATAAATATATATCTATGAAATTTAAGATGTGGAATGGGGGAATATTTATTGTTAGGCAAGGTAAAAGCGATGATGTTACTTTTCATTTAAACAATTGGTCATGGATAAAATAAATAAACCAACTAATTACTAAAAAAGTACCTTTCCAAAAACAGAAAAACAATCATAACTAATTAATACACAAAAAGTTAAACGGTGTCCGATTAATACATTCGTAATGAGTAAGTCGCGGGTTCGAGTCCCGCTTTCGGCTCCGACTTAAAACCGCTTATTACATTGTGAATTAGGCGGTTTTTCTGTTTTCTATACTCATATTAAACACCCAGTACTATATTGGCGTCAATATTCAATTTCTGGCTGATTTCGCGGGCTACTTTCAAGGTCGGTTCACATTTACCGGAAATATAATCACTCAAGCGTGAAGGACTGACTCCGATTAATTTTGCTAAAGATTTCTGATTAAGTCCCATCTCATACATACGAAGTTTGAGGACATCAACCAGCGTTGGTTCTCCCAGTGCGAAATGCTCCTCAGAATAATCTGCAACGAGATTAGAAAGTAATTCCAACTCTATACTGTGAGGATTATCCAGAGGGGTTTCATCTGTAACCAGTGGAAGTAATTCCTCAACTCTTTTTACTGCCCAATCGTATTGAGCTTTTGTTTCTATCTTTGTCATGGCTCTTGGTTGATCGGTAATTGCCGATTCTGTTTAA